TATTCTTGCGGCCCTTCCTTCTTTAATTGGAGACCAGCTCTCTTCTCAGTATAATATTGATTACTTTGAGAATAAGGCAGTACCAAGATATGTCATCACAGTCAAGGGTGCAAAGCTGTCTGCCGATGCAGAAGACAAGATGTTTAGATTTTTGCAGACTGGACTGAAGTCTCAGTCTCATAGAACTCTGTACATTCCACTTCCAGGAGATACAGAAAACAATAAGGTTGAGTTTAAGATGGAGCCCATTGAGAATGGAGTTCAAGAAGGTTCTTTTAGAGAGTATCGCAAACAAAACAGAGATGATATTTTAATTGCTCATCAGGTTCCAATCTCTAAACTTGGTGGTTCCGATTCTGCTGCGATTGCTGCCGCTATTTCTCAAGATCGTACATTTAAGGAGCAGGTTTCTAGGCCAGCCCAAAGATATCTAGAAAAAATGGTTAATAAGATTGTTAAAGAAAAGACAGACGTTCTGGAGCTAAAGTTCAATGAGCTAACCCTTACAGATGAGATTGCACAGTCTCAGATTTTGGAAAGATATGTAAAAACACAGGTCATGACGCCAAATGAGGCTCGTGAAAAGTTAGATTTGCCACAGAGATCTGATGGTGACTCACCCTTTATCATGAGTCCAAGACAGGCTACTGATGCTAGGGCAAATTTGGCGGGGAACAGAGAAAGAAATAGAGAAAGAACCAATAATAACTCAGATTCTCCATCTACCATAAATGGCCGTAATCCTCAAGGAGAAGGCCGTTCTTCGCAGTAAATTTCAAATATTGATATAAACAGATGATATAATAAGATGGCAATGATTATAAATAAAGCTCAATGGACAACAGAGGGCGACAATGTTCGCTTCTCTATGCCTATTGGCAAAATTGATCAAGAGCGCCGTATTGTTTCTGGTTTTGCAACTCTAGATAACGTAGATAAGCAAAATGATATAGTAACAACAGAGGCCAGCATGAATGCCTTTAAGAAATTTAGAGGCAATATTCGTGAAATGCATCAGCCAAGTGCTGTTGGTAAGGTCGTGTCTTTCAAAGAAGATCGTTACTTTGATCCGCAAACAAAGAAATTTTATGGTGGAGTTTATGTCTCCGCATATGTTTCTAAGGGTGCACAAAACACTTGGGAAAAAGTTCTTGATGGTACGCTAACTGGTTTTTCAATCGGAGGAAATATCACAAAATCCGATGATGAGTTTGACGAAGAGATGAAACGTCAGGTGCGTATAATTAAGGAGTATAATTTAACTGAACTATCACTTGTTGACAACCCAGCAAATGAGTTCGCTAACGTTCTCTCAATTGAAAAGGGAGAACTAAGCGGGTATCTTGCAAAAGCAGTTGTCGACACAGTGTACTGGTGTAAGCAAGATGACATTGTTCGCCTATCTCCAGAAGATAAGGAATCTTGCCCTACTTGCGACAGTTCAATGCAGAACATTGGATTTGTTGAAAGAGGAGATGACAATATTGAAATGCTAAAGTTCTTAGTTGATAGTGCAAAAGGCATTAGGACAATTAAGATTACAAAGGAGGATAATCCTATGACAGAAGAAACACAGGTTGCAGCAGAGGCACCAGCCGAAGCAGCAGCGATTGTTGAAAATGTTGAGGTTGCTCCAGAGGCTACAGCAGAAGTAGTAGCAGAAGCAGAAGCAGTTGCCGAAGAGGCTGCTGCCGAAACAGCAATTGCTAAGACTGATGAAGTTGCTCCTTCCACAGAAGAAGTTGTAGAGAATAAAACAGATGCAGTTGCAGACATCGCCAAGAATGTAACTGACATTAAAGACTCTCTAACTAATGCCTTGAGCGATCTTGCTGGAACAGTTAAATCTCTACAAGAAACTGTTTCTGCAATTACAAAGTCCCTTGAAGATGTTACAGGTAAAGTAAAAACTGTATCAACTGATGTAGATCAGGTCAAGGGTTCTTTTGATGAATTTGGAAAGCGTGTTGATGCAGTAGAAGCAGACACAGCATTCCGCAAGTCTGGCGATCTAGGCGAGATCGTACAGGAGTTTTCAGAAATGAAGGCTCAAAAATCCCTATGGGGCGGACGTTTCCTCAAAACAGCCGACCTATTTAACTAAACACTAAATGGAGGTGAATATATGTCGGAACAAGAAATACAAGAAAAACTGATTAAGGCAGCCGAAGCGGGTGCATTTGTTTCTGGTGGTATTGGTAGCGCAACAGCAACTGATCCAGACAGCAACGTATCTCCTGCAACTTCTCTTGGTAACGTTTCTGGCGGTGCATTCGGTGTAACAACTGGAGCAAACGCAGTAAACCCAACAGGAAGTAACGGAGGTATTCTTAATCCAGAGCAGGCTCGCCGCTTTATCGACTACGTGTGGGATGCAACAGTTCTCGCCAAAGATGGTCGTAGAGTTACAATGAGAGCCAATACCATGGAGATCGAAAAGGTCAACGTTGGTGAGCGTGTAATTCGTGCTGCTGCACAAGCAGATGACGCATACACAAATATTGGTGCAACATTTACCAAAGTAGAACTTACAACCAAAAAGATTCGTCTTGATTGGGAAGTCTCTACAGAGTCACTAGAAGACAATATTGAAGGGGCAGCTCTTGAAGATCGTCTCGTTCGTTTGATGACCAATGCTTTCGGTAATGATATCGAAGACTTGGCTATTAACGGCGACGGTGCTACAGGTACCTTCCTTGCAATCTTGTCTGGATTCGTAAAGCAAACTCGTGGAACAGTAGGAAATGCTGCTCACGAGCTATCAGCAACAGTATCAGACAATAACTTCACAACCACTGTTATGCAGAATCTGTTATTGGCAATGCCACGCAAGTATCGTTCACTAAAGTCGAACCTAAAGTTCTACGCAGGTACAGATGCTTTTGCTGGTATTGTTAGAAATAACGGTACTCTTGCAGACGCTATTTCTGCAGCATTTGCTGACAGAATTGGTAGCACACAAGCAAACCGTCAAGAATTTCTTGATGGTGGAGCGCAAACACTTGGTGCATCACGTACAACTCGTGTACTAGGTGTAGATGTGCTTGAGGTTCCTTATTACCCAGAAGGGTATGTCGATTTGACATTCCCAGAAAACCGTATTTGGGGCTTCCAACGCGATATCACAGTAAATCGTGAATACAAGCCAAAGAAGGATACTGTAGAATATACAGTCTTCGTTCGCTTTGGTCTTGCATGGGAAGAGTTGGATGCAGTCGCATATGTCGACGCAGACAGCGCAGATTCCTAAAATCTAACCAATAAAAACTAGAAGAGAGCGGCCTAGAAACCGCTCTCTTTTAGCATTTCTGGTATAATGACAGTGGAGGAATAATGTTAAGTTTAGAAGAGTTAAAAACAAAAACGGTATTTGAGATAAAGTCTTATGCTAAAAAAAATAACATTGACCTTAAAGAAGCAAAAACCAAAATGGACATGTTAAATATTCTACAGGGTAAAACCATTGTTTTAATACCAGAACCCGAAAAGACATTAAAAAAGATTGCCCTATACTCAGATCATAATAAGTATTCTTTAAATAAGGAAAAGGGTTCGCTCAAAGTTGGTTATAATATAGTTACTAAGGAGGCAGCCGATTGGTGGCTTTCTCGCAAGGGAGTTAGACAAGCAACTCCTGAAGAGATGGCAAGATACTACGGCGTACAATAATGGAGATTCTACGTGTTCCCCCATACCCGCTCTCAATTTCCTATACAGTAACAGCGGCTAGCACGTCTCACTATTTGGTCATTTCTACAAATGATAGATACGAAGAAATCGTTGACTCTGCAGTTACATCTAATGCAAGTAGCGTTATTTCATTTACCCTTCCAGACTCTTTCTCTAAATACGACAGTCATTATTCTTTAGAAATATATGAGAAGGTTGGCAGTGAGCGTGGAGATGTTTTAGTTGAGGATAACCTTGAGATCGTTCGTCCATATGTAGACGCCAATGATTTGGCAACTACGGCCACAGAAATTTCAGAGTATACAGCAAACGAAAAACTAGCAAGACAAATAATTGACTCCTATGTGCCAGGAGGATTTTATTTTAAGACTGAATGGATTCAGGCGGTTGGTCAGGGCACAGATTATTTTCCACTATGGAAAAGAGCCTATAAGGTTCTTAAGGTATTTGAGAACGCTGAGAAAGTTTGGGACGTCGATGATGAGGATGGTCCAGCATTGTCAGATGACGACTACAGCATTACAAAGGACAAGACTGGAATTGTAAAAGATCCAGTTGCAGGAATTACTACCTGGAATAGATATGAACGCAAACCTGCAAAAATGGCATTTGCCGCATCTGACTCATTTGGATTTTTTGATACAGAAGATAGTGCAAACATACAAACATTTAGTGGTGGCGTAAGCTTTCCAGAGGGTGTAGATTATATGTTTCATATTGAAGCAGGGTATAAAGTAGTTCCTAATGACATAAAGGATGCAACAAATATGCTCATTGACGACATCAGATGTGGTAGATTAGATTATTACAAGAGATACATTGAATCCTATAGAACTGATCAGTTTAATGTTAAATATGACAAGGACATAACTAAGGGCACTGGAAACTTGTTAGTTGACAAAATTCTCAATAGATATGTAACAAATATTAATAGTCCTGGAGTTTTATAATGGTCATCTGTGAAGATACAGATTTTATGTTTCCAATGAAGGCAGACGTGTATTATCCTATAATCACCCAAGGCGATTATGGACAACCTAAAAAAGATTGGGTATTTGACAAGACTATTGCTTGCAATGCTAATCCCATAGGTGGTGCAGGTACTGAAAATGTAAAAGCAGAGTCATTTCTTCAATTACAAAATAAATTAGAGGCAAGAACTAAAAATGATCCACGAATATCCACACAAAAAGAGAAGAACGCAATAACAAATATTTTGATTACAAATGTTAGACACGCTAACGACGAGTTAATATACAAAGAAACCGCCGGTGTTAGGGCTGGTTCTGGCACCATTTATGAACTTGCAGCAGTCGAACCCTTTGTAGGAGCGCTCAGATATACCGAATACTATAAAATGATTTTGCGTAGGGCTGAAAATCAGACTGTAGGTGACTAATGAGAGTTGTAACTAATACTCGTCATTTTAGAAAAACAATGAATAATATTATAGATTATTCTTACGGCTTTCTTGATGGAGTGCAAGATGGCAAACCTATCTTTATGCAAAAGCTTGGCAGAGGAGTTATTGCTGCCCTTGGACAATACATAGATGTAAATGCTAAATCAAATCCTAAAGCTCTTCATCATGTTTATGAATGGTATCGTACGGGTAGTCCTGCTGCTAGATTATTTGACATAGATTTTGTGATAAGCAAGGATGTTCTTTCTTTGTTTTCTAATTTTAAACAATCAAGATCAATGTCTGCAGA